CGTCGTCCGTCTTTGCTTTTGGGTTAAGCTTCTTTACTCGCTTTCCCAATCGGTACGCCGTGAAGCAATCTACAAGAATGGCGAACAGGCAAATACCAGCAAACGGTACGGTAGGCTCTAAAAGCCCCCAAACCGCGCCAATAAGGAAAAGCAACAGGCGCGAACCGTAGGAAAACAATCCTTCAAAGAAGGCTTTTATATACTCAAACATACGCGCCCCCTTTCTACTCTTCTGCTTCCTCTACGATGCCGAGGTCTGCCTTAACCATAGCCTTTGTAGCGGCTACGAAAGTAAGGTAGTCCTTATAAGCCTGTTTTGCTTCCTGCTTCTTGGTAGTGTCTGTAATCACGCCCAAAACGCCAGCGTTGTACTCGTTGATGATGGCGAACTCCTGCGTTTCGTCCAGCTTCTCACGAATGACGGCTTTAACCAGCTTTTCGTAGGTTGGCTTATCCCACACTTTAACCGTGTCGTAGTCGTAAACGGTCTTTACTTCCCCTGTTTCGGGGTCTGTCTCTTGGCGTTCCACGATGTTATAGTTATAGTGGTATGCGCCGTTACCCAGCGGCTGAATAACTGCCGGGCGAATGTCTGAACTTGATTTCATAAGGCTGAATTTTTACGTTTAACTTGTTAATAAAATAATCGCTGTCGCTGTACTTGCACCATCCCCACCATGACGCTATCGCCTGTTTGAAGTCCTTTGCGTCGATCGGGTTCTTACGCTTCAAAAGCTGTGCGCACTTCCTGCAAAGGTTTTGCTTAATACGCTTTCTTAGCCGTGTTTCGTTAAGGTAGAATACAAAGCCTAAGAAGTCAATACCGCGCCCGTGTCTGTCGCGGTGGTCTTTACCTACGGGGAATATCTGCTTATTGTCCTTAACCTGCAGTTTCGTTTCCTCTGCTATATAGGTTTCAAACTCTGCAAGAAGTCCGCGTAGTACCTTCTTGTCGCTGTGTAATACTACGATATCGTCTGCGTAACGGAAGTAGTACCTAACTTTCTTAACCTCTTTAACCCAATGGTCGAAGTAGGTAAGCATCAGGTTCGCTAAATACTGACTAAGGTAGTTACCAATCGGCAAACCTTCTGCGCTGTCTATTATCTCGTCCAATAGCTTCAAGAGCCGTGTATCTTTCAGCTTCCGCCGTACAATAGACTTTAATACGTCGTGGTTTACGGAAGGGTAGAACTTCCTTATATCAATCTTTAGGCAATAAGTACAGCCCTGCTTATCCTTGTCTATTACGTGCCTTAGCTTCTTAGCCGCCGCGTGAATACCTCTTTTCTTGATACAGCTGTAGGTGTCCGCCGTGAAAACCGAAAGCCATATAGGTTCTAAGACGTTCATAACTGCGTGGTGTACTATCCTGTCCGGGTAGTACGGAAGTCGGAATATAATTCTTTCCTTCGGCTCGTAAATTGTAAAGGTGCTGTATTCCGAAGTCCTGTAAGTTCCTGCTTTCAGTGCTTCGTGTAAAGCTAATAGGTTGGCTTCCCTGTTACGGTCGTGTACCTTCACGCCGTAGCTCTTAAGCTTGCCCTTACGGGCTTTCTCGTCCGCAAGCTGCAAGTTCTCAAGACTTATAATTTTGTCGTATAGGTTGCCTATTCGCTTCATATTTGCTTTGCTGATTTAGTGGTCTTCTTCGGGTTGCCCCTACCAAAGCCCGTTAAATAACAATGTTTTTCGCCTTCAATGTCGGCGCGGTCTTTGTTCTTTTATTCTGTTCCTTTTATAATCAGTAATGGCGAGAACCGATATTCGTATTCGTATTCGAGGGGGTGTTATTCGTATTCGCATACGCAAGCCCGGCATTCGCGCTGTTATTCGCATTACCGCCGAAATACACGCCCTTAGAACAAACAACCGTATATTATTCCTTACTCAAAGTAGTAGCGCGTTCCGCTGGCTCTCATCGTTACCAATCTTGGGAATTTGTTACGCTTCTTTATCTCTTTAAGTACGTACTTTATTTCCGTGCTGTTCGTGAAGAATTTTTCTTCTTTGTCGTGTCCGCTTGGCGGCTCTTCATGCTTTATCTTCACTAAGAACCGTTCGTTTCCGAACTTCGTCTTTACGTTTTCGATGTAGTCGCAAACCCAAAACTTAAGGTTCGTTAGCTGCTGCTGTGTCGTTTCCTTGCAGTTGAAGTGCTTGTTTGCTTCGTCCTGCGGAATGTTAAGGAAGGACAGGCTACCGTCGTCTTCCTGCTGCGTTTTGTTCTGCTCGTTGTTCATCTTTTCTTGAACTTTTTTATTTTTGGTTTTGAAATGAACCCCAGCCGCCAAATAATGACGCGGCGGCTGGGGCGTTAGACGCTTTCGCTTTTGCCGTTCGTTCGGTTTTGGTCGCCTTACGCTGCGGGTATAAAGCAAAGGCGAGAAGCGATAGACGTATTCGTAGGCGAGGGGGCGGCAGACGCAGACGCAGCCGCAAGCCCGGCACTCGCGCCGTTAGACGCATAACCGCCGAAATACACGCCCCTTAAGGCTACGCCGCTTGCTGGTATGTTCTGATAGAAGTAGTCGGCAAAGTATGTCGTAGAACTTCCGCCTATAGCCTGCGGCATGTTGTCGCCGTACTCTCCGCAAAGTATCGCCTTAACGTAGCCGTTGCCTCTTGGAAGCTCGCCGCGCTGTACGTAGCCGTTGTAGTTGCTGCTGTTGAAGTTTGCAGGGTTGTCGTCGGCTGCTCTAAAGAACAAATGTTTTGCGCCGTCCGCGTCGCTCTGTGCCTGTACGAGGATGCCGTCCGTCCAGCTCCAAACATGCCCGAACGGGTTTTCAATACCTCGGTAGCTTGGTACGTGAACGGTAAGGGCTTCGCCGTACTCTTCGGGCATTTCGTAGTCCACTACGCCCGTAGCGTTGCCTAAGCTGTTGGTAATTCCGCAGGGGATAAACGGGTTGTAGCCGTTAAAGCTGCTCCACTTTGCGTCTGCCAAAGTCGTAACGCCGTCGCCTAAGCCGCCCTGTCTGTAGCCTTCTTCGGTAAGCTGGGCTGTAAATGCCGTTTGGCAGTTAAGCTGTGCGTACTCGATCACGAAAAGCCAATAGGTGTTAAGCTGCGCTTCGTATAGGTCGCAGTTCCAGCCCTTGTCGTTAAGTCCTGCTGCTCCCCTGTTACGTGCGTAGTTGCGGAAGTTGGTAAGGCTTATATTTGTGGCTGGTCTTCCTCACAGGCTTCTGTAGGTGTCATCCCACCCTGCCGTATTGTTTCCACCTCGGAAGGCTGCGGTAGTATTGACTACGGAAGCCAGCTTTATTGTGCTGGTGGTTCTATCTACGGTTGCTTCGTAGGCTGAACGGTAAACTTTGCGTACCTTGTGGAAGCCCGGAAGTGGGAAAGTCGAAATAAGCGCGAGGATATTGCTGCCGTCGAACTCAAACTTACGGTAGTGTTCGGGTATTTCTACCATAACCATGCCGCTTGCTCCTGTTAGGTCGGCTGCTGCGCCTGTGTCGGTCTTCGTGCTGTCTGTAGCGTGAAGGTACGTAACTACTTCGCCGTTGTCGTTAAGAAGGCATCGGCGCATCTGTGACTGAACGGGCAGGCTGGCGTGAAGCTCCGCGCGTCCTACTCGCTCCAGCGTGGTGTCTGCTACGTTGGTGTTAATCTTAACGCCGTAGTAGTAGTCGTAGGGAAATGTAGGCTTCGTGTTGCCTACTCCAATTACTAAACCCATAATCTGTTGTTTTTAGTAGCCCCAAAGAAGGGCGTTTGTTTGACTTGTTGCCTTTATCTCTCTTACTATTTCGGGGTTCCAGCCCGTCTCAAAGCGCGTGGCAATAAACGCGCCTTCGGGCATTCCCCAAAGGTTCACTTCCAAAACTACCGCCGTGTCGCCGTCGTTCTTGATGCAAAACGGGGTGTCTTTCTTGAAGTTCTCTTCGTCGGCAAAGGTAATAGTACCCATAACCGAAATTTGCGGACTTACTAAGTCGCCGTTTCTATTTTCCATACTGCAAAAATTTAATTCGTTTGCAAAATTACTAATTCTTCGTCTTATAATAATACGCTGCTAAATTCCCGTGAAGTGTTTTTCTTCTTGAAGCCGTGAATAATCAAGAAGGAAACACTTACGCGGTTGCCCTGCTGCCGTGAAGCTGGGGCGTTAGTTCGTACTAATTACGTACCATTTGCCGTCAAAAATAAGCATAGCCGTCTGCGCCCAACCCAAAGTAAAACTATCTGCTTCATGTAAGTTGTAATATCCTGAATAAAATTCGGTTCGGTAGCATACCTTATGCCCGTTTCCGTTAAGATATTTATACTTCGTTGTACGGTTTACGATGGTGTAAATAAATGCCGTGTGTGGGTCGCTTGGCAAATTTACCGTTTCGTTGTCCGGGATGTCGAGGAATGATAACGCAGCGTCTCTGTTTACGGGGTTGTATTGGCTCGCCAATACAGGAAGCTGGTTAAAGCCCCAAACCTGCCCTAAGTTCAAGAAGGGAATAGTTAAAGCCCCGTAGTCGGCTTGCCAATGTATTTGCCCGTTACCTAAGCTTCCGCTTCCGTCTTTCTCCAAACGTATTGCACCGTTGCCGATGTAAATACGTCCTGCAAACTCGCCGTCGGTAGCGTACACTTTGCCCCTAAACTCGCCGTCTGTAGCCTTAACCGTTCCTTCGATGTTGGCTTTGGTCGCGTATATCGTACCGTCCTGTAGAACGCGGAAGGGTGCGGAAAAGCGTTGCGCCTTAGAAGCTCCAGCCCAAATACGTACTTTGTTCGCCGCGCTGGTGCTGCTGGTCTCGTTCTCGCCGCCTGTTATTCCTGCTACAATGCTTTCCGAAAGTTGGCTTACAAGCTGAACCGTTCCCGAAGTCACTATACCGCCGTCGATCGTGGTCTTGGTGTTGTCGTAATAGACTGCTTCCGCCCAATCGCTGGCGCGGTAAGAACCTGTAGCCCGTGCCGTGACGCATCGGAAAAGCTGCCCGTTTGTCTTTCCGCCTGTTAGCCAAAGGTCGCCTACGTCGTAAGGTGGATAAGGTGTGGCTACAAAGACGCGCCGTTTGCCGTCCGCCGTGTCCTGTGCCGCTGCCGCCGCTTCGTATGCTGCTATAGCGTCCGCGTCCTCTATCTTTCTCCACTCTGCAAACATGAAGCTTCCGCTTTCGTCGTCGAAAACGACGTACCAGCGTTTTAGCGTCTTATTGCTTGGGTTGTACCACATATCGCCTTCGTGGGCTATCTGTTCCGCTTCCGTCCAACTCGTAGAAGGGTCGCTATAGCTCCAATAGCTTTCTATCTTCCCGTCTATCTGTTCGCCGATGTTGGCTATTGTCTGCGCGAACTGACCGCTAACAAAGTTGTTTAGGGCTGTGTCGTCGGTGTACTTGCTGGCTTTCTCCCAGTCGGTGATTGCGTAGCTTTGGGACGTGGTTTTTGCTTGGACGCATTTGAGGATGTCACCCGTGCTGCCCTGGACCCACAGATCTCCGACGCTGTACGGAGGCGTCGGCTGCGAGACAAAAACATTCGCCTTTCCGTCGATTTCGTCAAAGACTTCGTTCGGG